GTTTACGATGCTTTAACAGGGCCACGTCAAACGCGGATGGATGCACGTGATTTACCACCGCATACACCTGTGCCTTCGTATACATATTCGCAAAATCCTGTTTCTCGCGCGCTTCTCAAAGCGGTTACAGGTAAAAACGAGTACGGAACGCCATCCCGGCCTTTCCCAATCAAACGCGCTGAAGGCTCCCCGATGGGTGGCGAGAATGCTGATCACTTGACGCCACAGGAGATTGAACGAATGGCCGCGGCTCAAGGGCCTGCATTTGGCGTATTTCCTCAAATGCAACCATACCGGTCTAAGCAGGATAGAGAGGCAAGCGCTAATGTGCCTGTCGATGTAACAAGGGGCAGACTTGCAGGAACTTTTGGTTTATTTGGTGATGTAGCCAATCAACCGATACCTATGGTTAGACCGTTCCAGCTTTTAAGTCAAGCAATGACTGGTCAGCAGAAGTATCCCGATACTGAATATTTTCTTGAGAACCTGCCATTAAAGTCAGACACGCCTGTTGGTACTGCGACAGGAAAGGCCGCTAGTTTTGTGCCGCTCAACCCAATGCCTGTAGTTAGGGGCATGCAAGAGCTAGGCAGTAAAGCACGGACCGCGGCTCAAGATTTGAAGGCAATGCTTCAACAACCTAGCAGACCGGCCCCAGCTCCTGCAGCTCAGGCTGCGCCTGTTGCACCTCCAGTACAACCCGTTGCTAATAACAATCCACCCGGATGGGATGTTGTCAACACAGGCAACAGTCGGTTTGATGCAATCAACGCTAGGGCCGCCGCTGAAGCACAAATGCCTGCGGTTGCACCTGTAGCCCCTCCAGTAGAAATACCAGTGTCAACGGTGGACCCAACTCGTCCGTTTGTGGGAAGACTTGATGCGTTTGTTGACCAGCTTAAAGGCCCTGTTCCTTTAGGCCAGTTTGTCAATCAACTTAAAGGTAAATTTAGGGAATACGATATTGCACGTGTTGAGGAAGCATTTAAAGGTGTGGACCCAACAACAAAGTTGACACCAAAACAAATAGCAGAAGGTTTAGCAAACACGTATTCTCCTTCTCGTTGGATATCGGAGACAGTTGCTCCGGGCGCAAGAAAGAACATGGCGGCCAGCCAAGATACGGTATGGGGAACAAGTAAAGAATTTGGTACAACAAACTTATTTTTGGAACAACCACCCGAAAGACTTGAACTATCTGAAAAAATAAGGGATGGGGTAAAAAGTTTAGAAAAGTTTAAGACCAGTTTTGATGACACCACATTGGCAAACCCTTCTGGATTTAGCCTACAAGATATCGATAAGGCTAAATCGTTTTTGACACAAGAACCGGTTATAAATGCAATTGGAAAAGAAAAAACAGACGCGCTTATGGCTAAATTTGATTACGTTTCTAATTCCGTTGCTAGCATAGAAAAAACAGGGAAAGAAGTATATAACCTGACCAGTGGATTTATGTATCCTGCACTCTACAAAAGAAATGGAGTACGGGTGTATGACGATATATTTAAACGCCATGTAGCCGAATTTATGGAGAGCCCCGAGGCCCTAAAACTTTCCGATTCTTTCGATAATAACTTACGACTTAGAGCGGCACTTGACGAAGCCGCAATTCGTTCTTCAAGAGAAGTTCAGGAAATGGCTGCGCAGGATATGTTGGCGATGGGCAGTAATATCACACCAGATCTCAATCTAGTCAACTTTAGAAAAGCAACTCCGCAACAAATGGCTTCTGGGTATGCAAACACCGTTCCGGAATTTAAGCAAAGTGTAGAAAATGCTTTTGAACCCATCTTAAAAGACATACATCAAGCTCAAACAAGAATTCGCAGACACTTAAACCCCGAACTATCGGGCTTAGAGAAAAACTTAGAGAAGCTTGTTGTCTACAGAGGTCATCATGGAACGGTGACGAATAATCAACCATATCCAATAGGCTTTACTAGATTTACTGAACATACTGCAAATATTCCAATGAAAACAGGGGAGGCCGCTGTCCCGATGGAAGGCAGGCATTTCCATGAGCTTCAATCAGATTTGTCAAAAGCAATGCGAGCAAAAGGAACAAAAACAGGAAATGCGGCTAAAGACCAAGCAGAATACGATGCACTAGAAGAAAAGCTATCAAAAATGAGGGCGGATAACACAGGGAACCCAACACCTGAACAATATCCGGTGTACCAAGAATTCATAAAAGCCCATCAAGGCTGGGTGGAAGATAAAATGAAGCAGCTTGCGCCTATGGAAAAAAGGCTAAGCATTTTAGGAACTAGACTTAGGGAGAAGGCCCCCTACTCGCTAGAAGAACCGTTTGCTGGTTTTGAGACCAACAGCAGACTTCGTCAGCAAGTAATGATGAAGAACGCAATTCAATCTGCTATTAGGGACGGAAAACAGTTTGCAACTTTCCCCGGGCAAGAGTCTAATCAGCCCCAGCTTTATGTAAATAAAATAGAACCAAATCTAAAACAAATTGTTAAAGAATTGGGTGGAAAAGATTCTGGGTTTGAGATTAGACGTATTGAGTTGCCAAATCCAAAAAGCAACAAAACCCGTGAGCCAAACAGCAAAGAAATGGTCCCGGTCTGGGGAATAGTTTGGAGCCCAGAGGCCGCAGCGCGTATCATGAAGACTGGGGTACCATTCGCCAAAGGCGGTTCTGTAGACAAATCAAACACTGATTACAGAGCGTACATTTAAGGAACACACATGGCTATCGAACGAAACAATGACCTGCCTGAGGGCGCAGCACTAAGCGTAGAACTGGAAACAGACGCTCAAATGCCTGATATCGAGGTAGAAATCGATGATGAAGGCGGTGCAACCGTTGAAATAGGCGAAAAAGAAGACGACAAAGTCCCGTTTGATAGCAATCTTGCTGAAGTTATCGACCCATCAGTCCTCCAAACCATGTCTAGCGACCTGATGTCGCTGTTTGATGCTGATAAATCATCAAGAAAAGAGTGGGAAGAGCAGTATGGCAAGGGCCTGAAGCTCTTAGGCTTCACTTTTGAGGAGCGCACCAAGCCATTTAAGGGCGCTTGCGGCGTATCTCACCCACTTTTGACCGAATCTATCGTTCAATTTCAGTCCACAGCACTCAAAGAGTTGATGCCAGCCGAAGGACCAGTGCGCACACAGGTCTTGGGCAAAGAAACACGCGAAAAATAAGCGCAAGCAGAGCGCGTTCGCAACTTCATGAACTACCAAATCACTACGGTGATGGAAGAGTACACCCCTGACTTCGATCAAATGCTGTTTTACGTCGGCTACGGCGGCTCTGCATTCAAGAAAATCTACTACGACGAGAATAAAGGCCGCATGGTCAGCCAATTAGTGCTGCCAGACGACCTCTACATCCCGTATAACGGCTCTTCCGTGATGAGTGAGTGCTCACGTATCACTCACCGCGTCTATATGTCCACCAACGACTACCAAAAAGCGGTAGTCCGTGGCCAATATCTCGATACCGCCCTGCCAACCACCTCTGGTGAAGCCGGACAGAGCATTATCAAGAAGGAAGTAGACCGCACAGTGGGCGTTCAGCCCAATTCAACAGAAGAAGAGATGACTTTGTTGGAGTTCCAAGTTGATTTGGACTTGGCAGGCTTTGAGCACAAGGATGAAAAGGGTAAAGAGACCGGTATTGCTCTGCCCTACATCGTCACAGTCGATGAAACCACCAATGACGTGGTCGGTGTGCGTCGTAACTGGTCTGAAGGCGATGATTTGTATCGTCGCAAGCAGTACTACATCCACTACTTGCTCGTACAAGGCCCCGGTGCCTATGGTTTAGGCTTCTTGCACCTTGTTGGTGGCCTAACAAAGACATCTACCTCTGCTTTGCAGCAGTTGATTGACTCTGGAACACTGTCTAACCTACCTGCAGGCTTTAAAGCCAAGGGCGCGCGCATCATGAACGATGACGTGCCACTCTCACCCGGTGAATGGCGCGATATTGACGTGGGCGGAGCCGATCTACAGGCTTCTATCCTGCCTTTGCCATACAAAGAGCCAAGCCAAACGCTGTTTGCGCTTATGGGTGCCTGTGTGGACTCTGGCAGACGCTTGGCCAGCATCACAGACATGCAAGTGGGCGACAGCAACCAAAACGCCGCTGTTGGAACGACGATTGCACTGCTTGAGAAGGGCAGCGCGGTCATGTCTTCTATCCACAAGCGCATGCACTACAGCCAGAAGTTGGAATTCCAACTTTTAGCCAAAGGTTTTGGCGAATTCTTGCCTGATCAGTATCCGTATGACGTCCCCGGCGAGAGCCGCTTTATTAAGAAGAAGGACTTTGACAAACGCGTCGATGTTCTGCCTGTTTCTGACCCCAACATCTTCTCTGTGGCCCAGCGCATCACTATGGCGCAAACACAGTTGCAGTTGGCGCAAAGCGCTCCTCAGATGCACAACATGTATGAGGCCTATCGCCGTATGTATGAAGCGATTGGTGTACGTGACATCGATGATCTGCTCAACAGCACCAACGTGGACAAGCCAAAGGACCCTGCAAGCGAGAACGCACAGGTTCTGGACGGCGTGGCGCTCAAAGCGTTTGCTGGCCAACAGCACGATGCACACATCATGGCTCACTTGATGATGGGAATGTCGCCTCTGGTCCAATCTATGCCAAACGTTGCTGTCAACTTGCAAAAGCACGTCTTCGAGCACATCAAACTCAAAGCGGAAGAGGATGTGGAAGCCGAGTTGTTTAAGCAGTACGGCACCGACCCAGATCGCATGATTTCTGCACTACAGCGCGAAGCTATGGTTGCTGTGAAGACTGCTCAGTACTTCCAAGAAGTCAAGCAGCAGCAAAACCAAATGATGGGCAACCAAGAGGACCCACTGGTGGGGCTGAAGAAGCAAGAGCTGCAACAAAACGCTCAACGCGATCAGCAACGCAATCAAATCGATGCTGCCAAGTTGCAACTCGATCAACAACAAGAGGCTGCAGACCAACAAGAGGCTTCGGCCAGACTGCAACTCGACTACGAAAAGCTCGCTGCCCAGCACGGCACAGAGCACAAGAAAATGAATCAACAAGGAGCGCAACATGCCTCGCAAATCGCCCAAAACGCAATCCAACACGCCAGCCAAATCGAACAGCAAAATGCTGACCGGGCAACCCAAGCGCAGCAAAGCGCCCAGCCTACAGCCTGACGTGAAGTACGTTTACAGAAAAGATGCGTTCAAGAAAGTGAAAATTGCGTAAAACACGTGCATAATGCACGCATTGCCTACAGACAGGGCCCCATCTGTCTGCTTCATTGGAGTGATCCATGCTTGAGTTTGTTGAGAATCTGCACCGATCCATTCGCGACCTAGAGCGCGAGACGCAGGACATCGTCACTGCGGGTAAGGTAAAAGATATGGAGCAGTACAAGTTTTTGATGGGCCGTCTTGAGGGCTACAGATTTGTGAAAGAAGCCGTAAATGGTTTGTTGCGCAAAAACCCAGACCTACAAGAGGACCTTAGATGACTGAAATGACTGCACTAGAAGAGAAATGGGCGATTGAGGAGGCTGAAAAAGCCGCCGCAGCCGTCGCACAGGCCACAGCAGATGCCTTTGCTGTAGCAGAAGCTCGTAAAGATCACGATGAGCAAGTCTCGAACATTCGAGAGCACTTGCCTCAAGCCACCGGCTGGCGCGTGATTGTCCTACCGTACCGAGGTGCTCGAAAGACCAAAGGCGGTATTGAATTAGCCGATCAGACCCTAGAACGCCAACAATTGACCACTACGTGCGCGTATGTGTTGTCTGTTGGTCCGCTTGCCTACAAGGACGAAGCGAAGTTCCCCACCGGTGCGTGGTGCAAAGAGGGCGATTGGATCATCTTTGGTCGTTACGCGGGTGCGCGGATGGCCATCGACGGCGGTGAGATTCGCATCCTAAACGATGACGAAATCTTGGCGACGATCAAGGACCCAGAAGACATTCTGCATATATGAGGTAAGCAATGGCAACACTAATGAACGACGATCAGTTGGAGTTTGACTTAGGGGCCGATGAAAAGGCCACCGACGTCTCTGTCCAAAACGAGGTTGACGACAAAGAAGGGCAACAGCCCCAAGTCGAAACCCAAGAACAGCCGGAACAGGCCAGTAGGTCTGAGCTAGAGTCTGTTAATGATGCGGTACAAAAACGCATCTCTAAGCTAACGGCCCGCATGCGCGAAGCCGAGCGCCGTGAACAAGCGGCCTTGGAATACGCAAAAGGCTTGCAAAACCAAACCCAAACACTGCAACAAAAGCTTGTCCAGACCGACTTCAGTCGCCTGAACGAAGCCAAAGCACGTTTGGATTCCCAGCAAACTTCTCTGCGCCAGATCATCAAGAAGGCACGTGAGGAGAATGACATTGATACCGAGACAGAAGCCCAAGAACGTTTGGCTGCTTTAGTCCATGAGCAACGTCAGGTCGCTGGGTGGTTGCAAGATCAGCCGCAAAACAACCAGCAGCAAGTCCAACAGCAATATGCCCCTGAGCCACAGTATCAGGCCCCACAGCAGCAGGCACCGCAACCGCAACAAGCGCGTCCAAGTCCCAAGGCTGAAGAGTGGGCGTCCAAGAATGCTTGGTATGGCCAGAATCGTATGTTGACGTATGGTGCTTGGGGCATCCATCAGACATTAATTGAGGAAGAGGGTATTGAACCCGATTCAGATGAGTACTATACTCAGCTCGACCAAAGACTTCGTGATGAATTTCCGAAGCACTTTGCTGAACAACCCAGACAACAGCGTTCCGCGCCTGCTGTTGCCCCTGCCACCCGTAGTTCGGGAATAAATAGTGCGCGCAGAACTGTCCGGTTATCGCCGAGTCAGGTTGCTATTGCAAAAAAACTGGGCGTTCCTCTCGAGGAATATGCCAAGTACGTAAAG